TTGGCCGGGAGGCTGGACAGCAGGGCATGGATTATTGGCTATCACAGCTTAGATCCGGCGCAACGACCCCAGACGGCCTCCGCGATGCCCTTATTTCTGGCGCCACAGGCGATGATTTGGCCTATTACAACCAGAATGTCCTTAACCCGCCCCCGGACGATTCACTGCCAGATGATGAGGGTCCAGATCAAGATCCGCCAGTAGAAGAGAGCGCTCCGGACGATGGCACCGGAACTACCGACACAACCACCACTGACCCCACAACTACCAACACAGGCACCCCTTACTATACCGACACACCCACTACAGACCCCACAACCACCACCACCGACCCGACAACTACCACCACAACCGGCACAGGGGTCGACCCCTACGAGGGCACCTCCTACGAGGGCACAGGGGGTCCGCTTCCACCAGATCCAACTCCAGCCGTGAACCAGTATCAGGGCTTATTTGACATGCTTGACCAGCGGTATCCCAACCTTGGAGGCAAGGGCGGGACGCAACAGCCGCAAGCGCCAATCATTTCCGAGCCAGAGCCAAACCCGTATGGTCAGGGAGGCGGTGATTTTTACAGCGGCGGTGGCTACTACCGAAACCCCTACTCAAGCGGCTATGGCATGGGCTATCAAGACCCCTATGCATCGCAACGCTACATGCCCAGATATGGTCTTTTAGGGCCAACTGGTTTTGGCGGAGGAAAGGGTGGCGTTCCAATGTCTCCATATGGCTCCCCTTATAGCTCTCCCTATAGCTCTTCTTTTGGCTCCCCGTATGGGTCTTCTTTTGGTTCTCCTTATGGGTCGTCATTTGGCTCTCCTTATGGGTCTTCTTTTGGCTCCCCCTATGGCGGCTCAGGCAAGGGCGGAAGCCTTTACCAGCCCCAGCTACCCCCGCGAGACACAACAGGCTTAACGCCAATCGGCGGTGATTTTTTGGGCGACGGGAACGGTTTAGCCAGTGGCATTAACGACGGCACAATTGCCATGCAACCGGGAGATGATATCTTCGGGGGACAGAGGATTGATGTCAGAGAAAACAGTTATAGCATAGGCGACGCGGTGACTCCCCTTATGCCCGGAGAGAGCGTCCCCGATAATGTGATGCAACAGTACCTCATGCAACAGGAACGTGATCGCCTTCCTCCGCAGACTCAAGGCGGGCCTTATGAAACTCCTATGGCGGTAGATGCCTTTCCCTCACCAGCTCAAGGCGGACAACAGGGACGCCTCTCTCAGGCGGCTGTTTTGGGCGGAATGGACCCAGCCAGCGACCAGATGATGGGCGCTCCGCGTCCGATGATGATGCCCCAGCCGGCGGGGATGAGGTATCGCCAACCTATGACTTATGGCGGCAAAGGCGGCTACTACCGCTAATGCGGCGTAACTACCGGAAGGAATACGACAACTACCACTCCAAGCCCAAGCAAAAGAAGCGTCGCGCCCAGCGTAACGCGGCACGGGACATAATGGAGAAGGACGGCAAAGTTAAGAAGGGCGACGGCAAAGATGTGGCCCACAAGAAGCCCCTGTCAAAAGGCGGCTCAAATAAGAAGTCCAACTTAAAGGTGGCTTCTGCATCAAAGAACAGATCATTTAAGCGAACTAAAACAGCGCGGATGGCGTGAGTCATGTCAAGAGACTATAGCTCCATATCAAGATTCGGGCTGACAGAACCCTTTAATCTGCAGGTAGCGCGTAACCAGATTGCTTATCATGAGTCTGTTTACAAGTTTGGCAACAACGCGGCAGTTGCGGACTCCATAGAAACCATTTGGCAACAGGGCGGGTTATATTCATACCTGTCTGCGGCGACCGTGCTGAAGGTTTCCAGTAGCTCCACCAATGACGCTTCGGCGGGCACGGGTGCCAGAACCGTTGAGTTGTTTGGACTTGATGGCGATTACAACGAAATATCAGAGACTGTCACCCTAAATGGGCAGACAGAGGTCAACACCACGCAGTCTTATCTGCGGATAAACCGGATGATTGTCCGGTCTGCGGGGTCTGGAGGGGCAAACGCAGGGGTCATCTATGCGGGCACCGGCACTGTCACCACGGGCGTACCAGCAAACATTTACGCAACCATCAATGGGGACGGCTCAAACCAGACCCTGATGGCGCTGTGGACTGTACCGGCGGGCTATACAGGCTATCTGATGCAGTATGATGTTTCTAATGGCACAACATCAAACACGCCCGCAGTATGTAAGCTATCGCTAGTTGCAAGGCCGTTTGGCGAGGTATTTCAAACCAAAGATGTGAAATCACTCACCACGGGGATGCACATCGAAAACACGCTTATTGTCCCAGTTAAATTTACGGAAAAAACAGATATTGAGGCGCGGGCGATTTCTTCCTCAAACAGCGTGACTTTTGATATATCCGCCGCTTTTGAGATTATCTACATCAAGAACGTCTAATGACAGAGCTAATCACGCCCGATTTAGCCAAGCGGCTGAAGGGCGCATCGCCAGAAGTTAAGCTGAAGGCGGCAGAATTACTGGAACAGGCCAAGCAGGCCCAGCGGATTGAAGACGCCCGCAGTACATTTATGGGCTTCGTCAAGCACACATGGCCTGCATTTATTGAGGGCCGGCACCATAAAATCATGGCAGAGGCGTTTGAGCGCATCGCCAGAGGCGAATTGAAGCGTTTGATCATCAATATGCCGCCTCGACACACCAAGTCGGAGTTTGCGTCATTCCTGCTACCGGCGTGGTTTTTGGGCCAGTTTCCGGAGAAAAAGATCATTCAAACGGCCCATACCGCTGAATTATCGGTGGGTTTTGGCCGGAAAGTCAGGAACTTGGTGGACTCGGACGACTTCAAGAAGGCGTTCCCCACCCTCCAGTTGAGGGCTGATTCAAAGGCCGCAGGACGCTGGAGCACCAACAAAAACGGCGAATACTTCGCTATCGGTGTTGGCGGTGCGGTGACAGGTAAAGGTGCAGACCTTTTGATCATCGATGACCCCCACTCTGAGCAAGAGGGCCAGTCGGCAGACCCCGCTGTCTTTGACAGAACCTATGACTGGTATACATCAGGACCGCGACAGCGTCTCCAGCCGGGGGGCGCTATCGTAATCGTGATGACCCGCTGGCATATGCGGGATCTGACGGGAAAGATCATAAAATCCTCTGCTCAACGGGTAGGCTCGGATGAGTGGGAGGTAATTGAATTTCCAGCAATCATGCCATCAGGTAAGCCCCTGTGGCCTGAATTCTGGAGCCAAACAGAGCTAGAGGCTCTGCGTAGCGAACTGCCCTCTCCCAAGTGGAATGCGCAGTATCAGCAAAACCCAACCGCCGAAGAAGGCGCACTGATCAAACGCGAGTGGTGGAAAAAGTGGGAGCATGACTATCCGCCCCAGTGTGATTTCGTGATTCAGTCATGGGACACGGCGTTTCTCAAAACACAGCGAGCTGACTATTCAGCTTGCACAACGTGGGGAGTGTTTTATCACCCCGACGACGACGGTGTCACACAGCCGAACATCATCCTTTTGGATGCCTACAAGGAGCGTCTTGAGTTCCCAGAGCTGAAAAAAACAGCCTTTGAGATGTGGCAAGAGATGCAACCCGACGCCTTCATAGTTGAGGGCAAGGCGGCAGGTATGCCCCTTATTTTTGAATTACGCGCTATGGGTATCCCGGTATCGGAATACACGCCATCGCGCGGAAACGACAAGATAGCTCGCGTCAACGCTGTAGCTGACTTGTTTGCATCTGGCGTGGTATGGGCGCCAGAGACCCGATTCGCCGAAGAAGTCATTGAAGAGTTCGCCGCATTCCCTGCTGGGGAGCATGACGACCTTGTTGACTCCTCGACGCAGGCTCTTCTCCGTTACCGGCAAGGCGGCTTTGTCGCACTCCGGACGGACGAGGAGGACGATTTCGATCCTTATTCAAAGGTCGCTAACTACTACTGAGGAGCTTATGGCTTTTCTGCAAAGCAATATCCCGCACTTCAAGTGCTGGGTTAGGCGTGAATACACGCACAATCATAGTAAATACCACGGAGAGTTCTTGCATGCGATGGCAATCGCTGTGACAACTATGCCGTGTAGGTGCTTGAGTTTTCAGATAATTTTTACTGGCGCCGAGACCTACGACACCGACGAGCCGAATGTTCACGGTGGCGCAATGTGGGCCAGAATGCCGATTACCGCACTGGTCGGAGACACCCCCTTTGAGGAGTGGCCCGAGCCGATGCCGGTCTATGCGGCACAGCCTTGGGACTGTTCGTCCAGAGAGCACAGTGTGTATGTGCTGGATAGAGCGACCCCATGCCCTTGGATTGCCAAGATAGACGGAAACTTCTATCCAGCCAAGTATATGTTCACGGTCGATTACACCGACAACGAAATCGCAGATGACCCTGCCCAGCACAAGCAGAGCCATGTGATGGAGTTATTAGATGCAGGCCCGTGGACGGGAAACATAGTGGCTTTGCCAAATAACCGCGTCAGGGTGACACACCCCGCGTGGTTCTCGACGGGCGAGGGCGCACCAGATTTTAGGCCGTCTCAGCATATCCACTATTCCAAGTCGGATTTGGACTACACGCTGGACGTAAACAGAGTATTTGACAACTTATATGCAGGTGATCGCGATGATGCGTAAGCAGTCCAAAATGTATGCCGCTGGCGGCAAGACCAAAACAAAAACTCATCCAGATGGCTACAAGTACAAAAAGGGTGGAAAGCTGGAGATGGTCGAGAAGGACGGCAAGATGGTGCCATTCTTTGCCGCTGACGGCGAAGGCAAGATGATGAAAGGGGGCAAAATTCCCGGCACCAAGGGCTACTTTAAGGGTGGCAAGGTGATGAGCAAAATGAACACCAAAGGTGGCAAGCGAGGCGGAAGAGGCTAAGTGGCTATCGACCGGCTTGCCCAGCCCTTTGATGCGTCAGAGGGCGAAGAACTAGAGATTGTGATCGAAAACCCCGAGTCTGTCAGCGTGATGGACGAGGACGGCGGCATGGTCATTGATTTTGACCCTAACGCCTCTGAGCTGATGGGGGTCAGTCACGACTCCAATTTGGCTGAGTTCATGAGCGATGGCGATCTTGACGCTCTGGCAAGCGAGCTTGTGGCTCAATTTGAGTCAGATCGCAACAGTCGATCAGACTGGGAAGACGCCTATATCCGTGGTCTTGACTTGTTAGGATTAAAGTTTGAGGACCGGTCAACCCCGTGGGAGGGCGCTTGCGGTGTATTTCACCCGATGCTGTCCGAAGCGGTTATCCGATTCCAAGCCCAGACCATACAGGAGATTTATCCTGCCAGCGGGCCGGTAAAGACCTCTATTGTCGGCAAGATCACCGACGACAAGACCAAGCAGGCGCACAGGGTTGAGAACTACCTCAACTACCTGATTACACAGCGCATGACAGAGTATCGGACGGAAACGGAAAAACTGTTGTTTTCCCTGCCAATTGCCGGCTCTGCGTTCCGCAAGGTGTATTTTGATCCGAACATGGACCGCCCTTGCGCGATGTTTGTTCCGGCAGAAGATTTTGTTGTGAGCTATGGCGCGTCAGACTTAACGACGTGTGAGCGTGCCACGCACATAATGAAGAAAACTTCCAACGAAATCAGGAAGTTACAGTTTGCTGGGTTTTATAGTGATATTGAGTTACCCCCTCCTGCTCCAGACATTTCAGAGATACAGCAGAAGTACAACCGGCTGACAGGTGACTCGGAAAACTACGAGTTTGACAACCGGCACACCCTGCTGGAAATGCACGTTGATATTGACCTAATTGGCTTTGAAGACACTGACCGCGGCATGCCCACAGGGATTGCACTGCCGTATGTGGTTACTATTGACAAGTCATCCAGATCGATACTGGCCATACGGCGTAACTGGTATGAGGACGACCCGAAAAAACTAAAGCGGGACCACTACGTCCACTACCAGTATCTGCCCGGATTGGGCTTCTATGGCTTTGGTCTGGTGCATATGATCGGCGGGCTGTCCAAATCAGCCACATCACTGCTGAGACAGTTGGTGGACGCCGGAACACTTGCCAACCTACCGGGGGGATTGAAATCTCGGGGACTCAGAATTAAGGGCGATGATACTCCCATCATGCCCGGAGAGTTCCGAGACGTAGACGTTCCGGGTGGTGCAATCCGCGACAACATCTCGTTCCTTCCTTACAAAGAACCCAGCAACGTCTTATATCAGTTGCTTGGGGATATCGTGCAAGAAGGCCGTAGATTCGCATCAGCGGCGGATGTAAAAGCCTCGGATATCAATGGCGAAGCGCCGGTTGGCACCACGCTTGCTGTGCTTGAGCGGGAGATGAAGGTCATGAGCGCGGTCCAAGCCCGCGTTCACGCCGCTGTCTCGCGCGAGCTAAAAATCCTGTCAGAGATTGTCAAGGACTATGGGCCGGGAGTGTACCCGTATGACCTAGAAAACGGGCAGGTCATGACAGAAGATTTTGATGATCGGGTGGATATTATTCCGGTCAGCGACCCCAATGCCGGCACAATGGCCCAGAGAATTATGCAGTACCAAGCGGCATTGCAACTTGCCGCGCAAGCTCCGCAGATGTACGACATGCCGCTTCTGCACAGGCAGATGCTGGACGTACTGGGCATTCAGGACGCGGACAAGATCGTTCCGACAGAGGACGACATCAAGCCGACAGATCCTGTTACTGAAAATATGAACATCTTGAACGGCGACCCCGTCAAGGCGTTTATTTATCAGGACCATGAAGCACACATTCAAGTGCATATGGCGGCAACAGAAAATCCAGAAATGCAACAACTTATTGCCAAAGCGCCAAATGCCAAGGCCATGCAGGCGGCAATGTCTGCCCATATCGCGGAGCATGTTGCATTTGCGTACCGCGCCAAGATCGAACAACAACTGGGCGTGGAGCTTCCCGGCCCAGACGAAAAGCTACCGGAGGATATCGAACTCCGCATCTCCAGACTGGTTGCCCCTGCGGCAGAACAGATTACCGGCAAAGCCAAGATGATGGCTCAGGCCGAGCAAAACGCCAAGCAACAGCAAGACCCGATTGTTCAGATGCAACAGAAAGAGTTGGCCATCAAAGAACAGCAGGCTATGGCTAAGGCGCAGGCCGACATGGCCAAGATACAGGTTGACCTTGAAAAGTCCCGCAACAAATCAATGGTCGACATGCAAAAGATCGAACAGCAGGGGCGCATAGAGAGCGCCAAGGCAATGACCGATCTCCAGAAGATGGAGCAACAAGAGCGCATAGAAAGCGCACGACTCGCCTCAAAGATGGCTACCCAGCAAAGCAGGGATGAGTCGCAAAAAGAAATCGAGGGCTTCAAAGCCGGTTTCAACGTAGTCAGGGACTTAATTGATGACTAAAAAAGCAAGCAACAACATGTTGCAGGCGCTTCAAAACGAATATCGCGACCACATGAACGAGATCACCGACCACATAGCGGTTGGGGGATGCAAGGACATGGAGGAGTACTCGCGCTGTGTAGGGATTATTCAAGGATTGGCCTACGCCGAACGCGCACTTCTTGATCTAAACGACAGGATAGAGCGCGACTAATTCGCTACGCGGTGTAGCGCATGGTGACGCCAGACGCCTAACTCTGGTGCAGGAAAAGGAATCATGACTGAAGAGCAAAAGACTGCTAGTCAATTACCCGATCCCAAAGGGTACAAACTGCTTATAGCCCTGCCTGAGCCAGATGAGGCGACAGAGGGCGGCATACTCAAGGCAAAACAGACACTTGACCTAGAAGAAATTGGGTCTATTTGTGGTTTTGTGTTGAAGATGGGCGCGGACGCTTACAAAGACGAATCGCGTTTTCCGAACGGCCCATATTGCAATGAAGGCGACTGGGTACTGATGCGCTCCTATAGCGGGACGCGCTTCAAAATACACGGTAAAGAGTTCCGCCTTATCAATGACGATAGTGTCGAAGCAGTTGTACAAGACCCGAGGGGGATTGAAAAGGTATGAGTGAAGAGCAAACTGAACAGCAGGGGCATTCTGCTGAGGATAAGTTTTTTGGTGTTAAAACAGTAATCACCAAAAACCCGAAAGAGCTTGGTCCGGTTCCTGATATAGATGTGGAGGTAGTGGATGACCGCCCACCGGAAGACCGTCGCCCGCCTGCAAAAGAGACTAAGGCGCCGCCTAAGTCGGAGCAGTCAGACGACGAACTGGAGGGTTACTCCGAGAAGGTTAAAAGACGTATCAATAAGCTCCGCTATCAACAGCATGAGGAGCGCCGTCAACGCGAAGAGGCAGAGCGCCTCCGTGAAGAGGCTATCCGAGTTGCTCAACAGTATGCGGAGCAAAGCCGGCAGTATCAAAAAGTCATTCAAGAGGGCGAGCAGTATCTGGTTCATCAGATACGAGAGCGAGCTTCTATGGCTGTCGATCAAGCTAAAAATAGCTACCGGCAGGCTTATGAAGAGGGTAACACGGACAAAATACTAGAAGCTCAAGAGGCGATGATTAACGCGCAGTCAGAGCTAAAGTCCGCTGATTATCAGCTTAATGAGATCAAGAATAGGCCCAAACCACAGCAGTCGCAACCGCAACCGCAACCGCGACCGCAACCGCAACAGCAACAGGTAAAGCCCCCACAGCCGTCTCCAAAGGCGGTGATGTGGTCAGAGCAAAATCCTTGGTTTGGGAAAGAAAAGGATATGACCGCGCTGGCTTACGGCGTGCATGAAAAGCTCGTTCGGGACGAGGGATATGACCCTAACTCAAACGAGTACTTTGATGCTATTGATCGCGCTATGCGGTCAAGGTTTCCAGACTACTTCGGTGAAGGAGATAGTGGCTCGGACCAGCCGTCTCAGGGCGCAAGGTCTTCCTCGACTTCCCGAAGCCCCTCCGTGGTGGTGGCCCCTTCCTCTAGGAATAACGGCGCCAAACCACGCAAAGTGAGGTTGAGCCGCACCCAACTCGCTCTCGCAAAGCGACTAGGGTTAACCGCAGAACAGTATGCCAACCAGCTCATTAAGGAGTCATAAAATGGCAGAACAGCGCAAGAAAAGGGACGCAGAGTCCAGAGAAGTTGAACAACGACCATCCGATTCGTGGATGCCGGCCTCCGTATTACCAACGCCTGACCCGCAAGACGGGTGGGTATTTCGTTGGGTACGCACCAGCACACTAGGCAAAGCGGACAACACGAATGTCTCTCAGAAATTCAGAGAGGGATGGGTTCCAGTAAAATCTGAAGATCATCCAGAGCTGGAAGTCATGTCAGATATCGGCTCCCGATTTGAAGGGAATATCGAGATCGGCGGCTTGTTACTTTGCAAAGCCCCAGAGGGCAAAGTAAAGCAACGAGAGGAGTACTTCCAGAATATGGCTGAGAGCCAGATGGAGTCTGTGGACAACAACTTCCTCAAGCAAAACGACCCCCGAATGCCCGTTCTGAATCCTGAGCGGTCAACTCGGACTACCTTTGGTCGGAGCTGACTTCGGTAAAACGGAGAGCGCCGGCCTTTAACTCTCGTAATGGAGAACAAAGATGGCTACATCAGCTACTCCGATGGGTGCAGAACCCGTAGGCACTTTAAGTGCCTCTGGTTCCTTCACCGGAAAAGTACGCCATATTAAGATTGCCAACGCCTATGGCACTAGCATCTTTTATGGCGATTTCGTCAAGCTGGTCGCGGCTGGTACGGTAGAAAAGGCGGCAGTTACGACTGCGGCTGTTGCAGGCACTGTCGGCATTTTTGTCGGCTGTTCCTATACCGATCCCGGCACCGGCCAATTGACTTTCAACCAGTACTTCCCCGCATCAACTGCGGCGGACGACATCATGGCTTACGTCGTTGATGATCCGAAGCTGTTGTTCCAGATGCAGGGTGATGGCTCTATTGCTCAGACTGGTCTGGGTAATAACGTACAGGCTATCAGCACTGCTGGTTCAACGTCTATCGGCAGGAGCAAGAACGCTCTTGACGCTAGCTCAATTGCAACAACCAACACGTTCCCGCTTCGTATCATCGACTTTGTGGACGGTCCTGAAAGTGCAGTAGGTGATTCTTTCACCGACTGCATCGTGACGTACCTGCCCTTGAGTCATGCCTACGAGACGGCACTTGGCGTTTAAGGAGAACTAGGTAATGGCTATTTCACGCGCACAAATGCTGAAAGAACTGCTCCCCGGCCTTAACGCTTTGTTTGGTCTGGAGTATGAGCGGTATGACGACGAGCACACGATGATTTATGACACTGAATCATCTGAGCGCTCATTTGAAGAAGAAGTGAAGCTGTCCGGCTTTGGTGCCGCACCAGTTAAAGCTGAAGGCGCCGCCATCAGCTATGACTCGGCGCAAGAGTCGTTCACTGCTCGCTATAACCACGAAACCATCGCCCTCGGCTTCTCCATCACTGAAGAAGCTATGGAAGATAACCTGTATGACTCCTTGTCTGCTCGTTATACCAAGGCGCTGGCTCGGGCTATGGCTCACACCAAGCAGGTTAAGGCGGCTAACCCCCTTAACAACGGCTTCACGTCTTACAACTCTGGTGACGGCGTAACGCTGTTCAGCACAGCTCACCCGCTGGTAAACGGTGGCACTAACGCTAACCGTCCTACCGTTGCGGCTGACCTGAACGAGACCTCGCTGGAAGATGCTGTGATTAACATCGCCGCATTTACCGATGAGCGCGGTCTGCTGATCGCGGCCCGACCCCGTCGTTTGATCGTTCCACCCGCGCTTCAGTTTGTAGCAACTCGTTTGCTTGAGACTGAAGGTCGAGTTGGCACGGCTGACAACGACATCAACGCCCTTCGCAACAACGGTTCGATTCCGGAAGGCTACTCTGTCAATCACTTCCTGACAGACACCAACGCCTTCTTCATCATTACCGATGTACCGAACGGCATGAAGCACTTCCAGCGCACAGCTCTGGAAACTTCAATGGACGGCGACTTTGACACCGGCAACGTCCGGTACAAGGCTCGCGAGCGATACAGCTTCG